AGCAGGCCCGTCGTCGGGTCTGTTCTGGTGTTGACGCCGTCCACCGTTATGCCGCCGAGTGTCGTGGTGCTGGCGATCGGCAATCCTCCGGCTGGGCCTGACGACGACGTTGGCGCACCGCCGAGGTAGATGACCCCGGTCACCGGATCGGTCAGCACGGCGGGGTTGGGATCGGTCAGCATGATCACCGGCGTGGCGCCGCGCGACACCATGGGCCGGACGTGCAAATGCCCCTCGGCGAGCAACTCGGCCTCGCCGCCGCCGTCCGCGTCGAACAGCACCGCCCACCGGCAGCGGCGCGGCCAGCCGCCCATGGTCCCGGCCGGAACGACGATGGCGAACGTGCCGGTCGCGGCATCGACGATGGTGCCGACACCAACCCAGAGCGTCGTTGCTGGTCCGGCGATCCCGCCACCATACCAACCCCACCCATAATCCTGGCAACCGCCCCAACCGCCATAGCCGCCATGGCCGCGCCGCGATCCGGCCGGCCAGACGAACATGCTGACGGCGGGGCCGCCGATGCCGCCCGTCAGTTCGATCGGGGCCGCGTCCGGACTGTCGCGATCGACGACGGAGACGAGCAGCGTCACGCTGTCGGTGCCGCCGAGGGCCAGGTCGCGGATCGGCACGCGCACTGGCGAGACGCGATCGAGCGGCACGGTGAGGGCGAGGGTGGTCATCCGCCGGACAGTATCCGCCGCAGCCGCACGATCTCGGCGCGCAGCGCGATCTCGCGGTTGATCGCGTCGTTGAGCATCTGTTGCAGCGCCTCGAACTCCGGTGGCGGCGGTGGGGGACCGCGCTCATGCTCGATGCGGCGAAGGATGTCTGGATCGGTATCGACAGCGTCCATCGCGTATTCCTCGTAGTCGGTCAGATGTTCAAAAGTCATGCACGACGAGGCTTCGTTGATCATGTCGTCAAACCCTGCTCGATTTCGTCATGCGAACCTGGCCGCCACCCGACCACGTCAGCGATGACGGGGTGACTGTAATGTTGATCGCGCCCAGCGTCGTATCGGCGGCCGGGGGCGAGATGCCGATCGCGGCCGCGGCACCCGCCGTGGCCCACACCTGGGTCCAGGCCGGAGAGCCGATGATCGCCGTCGTGCTCGCCGTGGCACCCATCCGCGCGCCGAACTCGCAGGACCAGCAAATCGCCTCGCCCGTGGTCGAGCGCATGACGATTCTCGCCTCGCAATGCACCGCGCTGTTGATGGCGAAGTTGAGCGTGTTGCCGGCCATGACCAGCGCGACCGTCGCCCCGGTGCCCGTGCCCGTGACCGCCGCCGTGGCCTCGGGCGGCACACCCGTCCCGGCGTTGTAGACACCCGGCTTGCTCATCACGTTGCCGGACCCGACCACCGCGTTGATCTGCGCGCCAGATCCCCCGGTTACCGTGACCGTGGGGTTGGTCGTGTAGCCGGTGCCGCGCGCCAACCCGCTCGCCTCGTAGATGAACGACGACGGCGCCAGTCCATCGCTGGTCAGACGGGTCGCGGCCGTGATGGCGTTGGCCTGCAACGGAACGATGGCGGAATAAGGCGCGCGAGTGTGGTACGCGCCGACCACAGTGTTGCCGAAATCGAGATTGCACGCGGCGGTCAGAGGCAGCGCCTGCCGGTCGAGCCCGGCGTAAATGAGTTTCGCTTTCGGATCGAACGGGTTGCCCGCGTCGTTGTCCACGAACCGCACGCCATACATCATGTCCGCGAGCGCGCCCGACTGGGCCACGATCAGAATGGACATGTTCTCGTTCTGGTAGCCGCGGACGGCGTGCGTCCGCTCCATCACGTTGAGTTGCTGCGTCATCGCGCCGTAGCTGGTTCCGGCCACCGCCCCGGTGTCGATCTCGAAGCCGCTACCGCCGGAAATGAACGTGGCGCCGGCCTGGATTTCCATGGTCGCGTTCAGCGCGTTCAGGCCGCCGGCGTAAAGGTTCGCGGTGCCGCCGAGATTGGAGCGGCTCCACATATTGAACACGGCGGCGGACGAGATCGACGTGTTGCTGATCGTGCCGCCCTGCAATGAGCCGATCTGGATCAGGCTGACGCCGAGGCCGATGCGCGAACCGCTGGCCGAGGTGCCGTTGGGGGCGACGTTGTGCGTGAGATTGATGCCCTGCACGCCGCCGGTCGTCTGCACGACATCGGTGATCTGGAAGCTGTTGACGACGCCGCTGCCGGAAATCGGCGTGCCGGCACCGCCCGCGTTGCCCACGGCGACATAATCGACCATCCACGGGTCAGTGTGACTGGCGAGATTGTTGGCTGAAATGTTGTAGATCGCGCCGGTCGTCGGAACGTGCTGAAGGTTGCCGCCGATCTGGATATGGCCGCCGATATTGGGTTGGACGACCAGCGTTCCGGTGGGCGTGGCGGACGATAACGTGCCGCCGATCGTCAGATTACCCGGCCCCGCCAGAGCCCCTCCGGTCAGTGGCAGCACGCCGAGCCATGACGCGCTGGACCCGCGCCGCCCGTACGTCACGCCGTCGAGCGGCGCCTCGCCGATGCCAACAGCGGCGCCGGGGATTCCCTGGTCGCCCTTATCGCCCTTATCGCCCTTATCGCCTTTTGGTCCGGGTGGTCCGACCCAGCGGATCGGGTCGGGCGGACCCGTCGCCGTTCCGGGGTAGTCACTGAATGTCAGGCGGTACGCCATGTTATGGCCCGCCTTTTATGGCTATACTGTGCGGGCGCCTGCGCCGCTGAAACGGCATCAGACGCCCTGACCAAACGACCCTGTAAGGAGGATCGAAATGGCTATCAAGACTTTGCCTTCTCGCGCGCTGCTGCACCAGTTGTTGCGGTATGACGCTGAGACCGGCGACCTGATCTGGCTGCCCAGGTCTGTTGAAATGTTCGCCACCAAACACAGACATGCAGTGTGGACGACGAAGCACTGCGGTAAAGTCGCCGGTTATATTCGTCGCCCTGTAAAGGGACCAGCATATCGGTTCATCAGAATTGGCGCTGCACAATACCAAACGCATCGCCTTGTCTGGCTGCATGTTCATGGCGGACCGGTGCCTGACTTGATCGACCATCAAGACCGCGATCCACTCAACAACCGCCTCAGAAACCTCCGAGCGGCTACATACGCCCAGAACAGGGCCAATAGCCGGCCGAGCACAAAGCTGGGGGTCAAAGGCGTGTATGCGCGTGGTCGCCGCTTTTGTGCCATGGCGGGGAAGATCTATCTGGGCACCTTCACCACGATCGATGAAGCGGCAGCCGCTTACAAAACCGCCGCTGACAGTCTGTTTGGCGAATTTTCCAGATCGGACCATCGCTAAAAGTACTCAGCGCAAACACGCTCACCGCTTGTCGGCAGCGCGGTGATGGCGAACAGCGTGCGCATGGCCTGCGCCACCTCATTTTTGTCTTGCTCGGCCGGTGGAAACTTCGGCGCCAGGGCGTAAGCCGCCAACATTTCCATCGGCAGCGCCGCCATGTCCGGAATATCGAAACTTGTCCACCGCGCGATGCCCTTGGCGGCCAGGTCATTATGCACCGCCATGACGGCCTCCACCGCGATATCGTGCGAGGCGATGCCCATGACACCCCGGCGGACGCGTCCCTCCAGTAGTGCGATCACGGCTGGATCGGTGGCCTTACCGAAGCTGGACGCCGCCGCCGCTGCCGCCAGTTTGGTAAATTCCTCGACGAACGCGCGCGGCACGGCAGTGCCGTCCCACCACACCAGCGCCTGAGCGTCGAGCGCGGCGTGAACACTGGCCACCTTATCGAGCGCCAGCGCCTGGTCGGATGGCAGCGGCGTTTCGTCCGACGCGATGACACCGAGTTCCACGAGCGCCATCGTCGCGATGGTTGCAGATGGGATCATTTCGGTCAGCGTCGGACGGTCGTCGAGCGGGACGACCGTGACGTTGAGACGGCGGAGCGTGCGTTCCGCGAGGGTGGCGACCGGGACGGTCATCGACTACCGCCGCGCCGCGGACCCGCTGAGCGTATCGGGCGGCGGCTCCGGGAGGTCGCCGGGCTCATCCAGAAGCCCCGCCGCGAGGCTGGAGATGCGGGTGGCCTTGGCCGGCACGGGCGGCGCTTCCCTCGCCGCGAGGGCGGCCGGCGGCTCCCACGGCACGCCGGTCGGCGGGCCTGACGGGGCGTTCGGGTCCAACCCGAGAGAGATCAGGTGCGCGTCGCGGGCAGCGGTGTTTTCCTCGATCGTCGCACCCGCTCCGCCCCGCGCGCCGATCGAGCCGTCGCCGTTGTAGTCCAAAATGACCTGCGCGCCGATCGTCGCGGCCGCCATCGCCTCGCGCTGCTCCGGGGTGCGCGTGGTCGCGGTGGAAGCGGCCACGGGTGCCTTGTCGGCCTTCGGCTGTGCCTGGTGCGCGGCACTGCCCGTCGTCGAGGTGTGTTCGTCGGGTTTAGTCGCCATTTCGAAAACTCCTGGTCATTGGTGGCGTTCGGTGGCCTTGAGCCGCTCGTCAACGCGGCCGAGACCCTCCTTGAGCGAGGCGTCGGTGGCGTCCAGTTGCCGCCGGATGTCGCCGACGATCCCGCGGTTCGCGTCCATCGTCGCGCGGATCGAGTTCACCTCGCCGCGCAGCACATCGACCCGCTTTTCGAGGTGATGCACCGACGCCAGCCACGCGGTCGCCGCGACGATGCCGCCGCCGATCGTGCCGACGAGGGCCATGAGCGTGACCGCGAGGCCGAGGTTCGCCCGCATCCAGCCGGAAACGGACTCGGGCATTCACGTTACGCGTCCGCAACCGCGGCAGTGAATACGGAGACCACACCGGCATCTACTGGTTTCGTCGTGTCAACGGTTGGATCGACACCCCAACGAAGCTTGCCAATGCCACGCATTTCAGACAGGCCGACGCCATGAAAGTAGTCGTAATCACGCACGTTCGTCGTCGACTTCATTCGTTGCGCCCAAGCAATACCCAGCGCCTGCGCGCCGCACAGCGCCGACATCGCAACGTCGATGCCGCCTGTTCCGGCGCCCGCGATGATGGGCATCTCGGGGACCTCGCGGATAATGACGCCGTTGTAGATGATGTCACCGGCCGTGAAGAGTGGATTGTCGCGGCCGCGATCCCACGCGTATTGCAACGTGTTGATGATGACGGGATCGTTCATCAGATCGCGGAACGGCAGCGACGGCATGAACATGACAAACCATTCCTCGTCGTCGTTCACGCTGATGGGCCGGATGCGCGGGCTGGCGGTGCGCGCTATGCGCTTGGCCAGCGTGACCGTGGCGGCCGTCATCTTGTCGGCGGTGTTGTCCACCGTCAGCAGCGCGGTCGCCATGACGCCCGAGACGGCGTTGCTCTTGGAGGCGCCGAATAAGACGCGGTCGGCGTTGTTGACCATCCAGGCGTTGCGCTGCGCGGCGGTGGCGGCGGCATAGGACACCTGCACGTTGCCATCGGCGGTGATGGCCTCAAGGCTGGTGATGATGTCGTTCCGCATCTTCTCCAGTTCCCAGACCATGAGGGCCTGGCGCGCCGCGTCGCGGAGGTCGATGACGGACTTCTGTTCGTCCCATTCACTGACGGCCACCGCATGCCTGAAGGCGCTGACGGTGATGTTCAGGCTGCGGGCGTTGAGGATTTCCTCGTTGCCCTCGAGCACGGCGTTGCCGGTCACCCCGGCGCCGATCAGGCGGCGAACCGCGGGGAACACCACGGTGTCGCCCGCTTTGCGCGTCAGATCCTCCCTGACCTGAATCAGCGCGCCCTCGGTCGTGCCCAT